ATTGGGGGGATCTGCATGAGTTTGAAGGTGTGTATATCTTCAATGCGGTGGTTCATGAGAATATCGAACCAGCCCTCATCACGCCGGCCCCCCACGACAAAATGCTCTTCGTCGGCAACACGCCTATCGTCCAGCATGGTGGGGTCTTCATCCTCCCCAAGCGCGACGTTACCTTCAACAACCATGCCCAGGTTTACCTGGCAAAATGGGGCAAGCCATGATCCGACCGATGTTCCCCCACACCTTCGACAGCACGATGCTCGCTGCCTTCCGCTCGTGCCCTCAGAAGATGTTCCGCACCTACGTGCAACACTGGAAACCCCAAGGCGAATCCGTCCACCTCGTCGCGGGCGGGGCGTTCGCCAAGGGGATCGAGGTCGCCCGCAAGGCGTTCTACGAACAAGGCCTCTCCCAGGAAGAATCCTGCGGCGCCGGGCTTGCCGCTCTGATCAAGGCCTATGGCTCTTTCGAATGCCCCCCCGACTCCGGCAAGTCCCTCGAACGCACAGCCGGTGCCCTGGAATTCTACTTCGACCGCTACCCTCTCGGCGCTGACGGCATGCAGCCCCTCGAACTCGGGGGCAAGCCGGCAATCGAGTTCTCATTCGCCGAACCCTTGCCGATCGCCCACCCAGTCACCGGCGACCCCATCCTCTACACTGGCCGGGCGGACTTGCTTGCGTCCTTCGCCAGCGGGAAGTACGTGGTCGATGAGAAGACAACCTCTTCCCTCGGTGCCAGCTGGTCCCGCCAGTGGGAAATGCGAGGGCAGTTCACCGGCTACTCCTGGGCGGCTAGGCAAGCCGGAATCAAAACCGACGGCTGCATCGTCCGCGGGGTCTCCATCCTCAAGACGAAGTACGACACCCAGCAGGTCATCACATATCGAACCGACTGGGAGATCGACCGATGGCTGGATCAGTCCCTCCGTGACATCGCCCGAGCCGTGGCGATGTGGAAGGAAGGGCATTGGGACTATGCTCTCGACGGTGCTTGCGGCGAATACGGCGGATGCTCGATGGTGACTGTCTGCAAATCACCAAACCCAGAATCCTGGCTCCCGATGTACTTCACCCAGCGGGTTTGGGACCCCTTGGCGCGGCGGGAACTCACAGTGCCTGAGTGGGAAGCGAGCTGGGGCCACGCCCCAGCCTAGCCCCGAAAAACGTCGGGATTAATACGCGGTAACCCCGGCGGGTCACTAACCCCAAGCCAGCCTTTCGCCGGGTGTCGTAGATGGCAAAAAACTGTTGAACTCCGGCATTTTCAGGAAGAACCCCCATGCTCCAGCATTTCATCATCGAAGGGAAGTACCTTGGCCAGTCTCCCCGGGGGTTCATCCGTTTTGATTTCAACCAGTGGCAACGCCCACTCAGCAAAATCTTCTTCTGCGCGACTTGTGGGGAGGTTTTTGCTAAGTGCCCGATCACCCACCCCGATACTAGTGTCAGCCCGTTTGAAGCAGTCTACGCGTGCTGCCGACGGTGCAAGCCGCAAGGCGATCTCCTGGTCCCCGGGTCAATCACCCACCACGAACCTGAATTCCTCGCAGCATTTCCCGATGCCGTGCTGCTGTGGGAAGTCCAAAGGCATCTTGACCAACTCCCTGGATAACACAATGGCCACTCGCAAGCCCCAACCAATTTCTGACGAAACCCAAGAAGCCATCGAGCGCAGCCAAGAACTCGCCCGGATCAGCTACAACCTCAACCAGCAGGTCGCCTTCATTCTCCCAGTCTTCGACCAGCTCCAAGCCCAGATCGCCGCGGCGATGGCAGCCCAGGGCTTCTGGGACTCCGACAACACCGGCGAGAAGATCGCCTTGATGCACTCCGAACTCTCGGAAATGCTCGAAGCCGATCGCAAGTCCATCGAATCCAGCGAGCACATCCCCGACTTCACCGGTGTCGAAGAAGAACTCGCCGACCTCATCATCCGCGCCCTCGACTTCGCCGGCCACCACGAACTCCGTCTCGGTGAAGCCATCCTCGCCAAAATGACCTTCAACCTCATCAACCGCCCGTTCAAGCACGGGAAGAAGTACTGACATGAAAACATCTTGGAGAGAAAAACTGCAGTTTGTTCTTAAAGCCAACCTTGAAAGTTTCGCTGACATTGTCAGCAACACTATGACAGACGAGCAGATGGATGCGAAGTTCGACAGCGGCTATGGTGGCGTCAACGGCACAGCCTTCATCGTCTGGACCACCAACTACGTCTACTTCCCCCTCATGTATGACGGCAGTGAGTGTGTCGGCTGTGTCGCTCGCAACCCCAACGGCCAGCCAACCAGTCACCAAGGAGGCTAACCCATGACCGACATCAAGACACCGAGCTTGGCCGGCCCGAACTGCCTCATCATGGGCCCAGCCGGCAGTGGCAAAACCCACTCCATCGGCAGCCTCGCAGACTCCGGCGTGGAGGTCTTCTACCTCGGCCTGGAGTCCGGGCTGGAAAGCTTGATCGGCTACTTCACTGACCGTGGCAAGCCCGTCCCCCCGAACCTCCACTGGCACATCCTCAAGGCCCCCGACACCTCTTTCCTGGACATGGCCGCCAACGCCACCAAGATCAACACCCTCAACCTGGAATCCCTCGCCAAGATGTCCGACCCGAACCGCGGCCGGCACAACCAGTTCATCAGCCTCCTCGAAACCCTCAACGACTTCTCCGACCAGCGCGATGGCAAGCGCTATGGCGCTGTCAACGACTGGCCCCCAGGCCGAGCCCTGGTCATCGATGGCTTGACCGGGATCAACAACGCAGCCCTTTCCTTGGTCGTCGGTGGGAAACCTGTCCGCAGCCAGTCCGATTGGGGTATTGCTCAGCAGCAAGTCGAAAGCTTGTTGCGCAAGCTCTGCGATGGCTGCCAGTGCTGGTTCATCCTCCTGGCCCACGTCGAACGCGAGCAAGACATGGTGCTCGGGGGGGTTAAGCTCATGGCCTCGACCCTCGGTAAGGCCTTGGCCCCGAAAATCCCCGCCATGTTCTCTGATGTCATCCTCTCTGTCCGCGACGGCACGAACTGGAAGTGGGACACCGCCAACCCCCAAGCCGATCTCAAAACCCGCAACCTCGCGCTCAGTGGCTCCCTCCCCCCGAGCTTCAAGCCGATTGTCGAGAAGTGGGTTGCTCGCGGCGGGGTCATTACTGGCAACTAATCGCTTGACAGCCTCCTACTAACCCGGCACTATCAATCCCCCACAGCGCGCAATCGTAGGTGCCCCGCTGACCTCACCCGCGCTTAACTCCCAGCGGTTTCCCTCCCCCAACCTCCTGAAAGCCCATCATGTCCATGTTCGACCCTGCCCAATTCCTCGACGCCACCACCCACGAAGCCGGCTCTACCGAATCCGTCCCCATCCCCGAAGGCGAATACCCTGCAATCATCAAGTCCATCACCCCCCGCCAGTGGTCCAAGAAGGACGACTCGACTGTCTCCGGCCTGGCCTTCGACGTCCTCTACGAAATCGAAGACGACGGCCTGAAAGCCCTTCTCGAACGCAAGATCGTCACCATCAAGCAAGGCTTCATGATGGACATGACGGAAGGCGGCGCCATCGACTACGGCAAGGGCAAGAACATCGCCTGGAACCGCCTGCGCGACGCCTGCGGCCTCAACCAGCCCGGCCGCCCGTTCTCCCCTTCCATGCTCGTCGGTCAGTTCGCCAAGGTCATGGTCAAGCATCGCCTCGACGACAGCTCCATCCCGGCCGTGATCCGCGCCGATGTGAAGGGCGTGGCCCGGATGTAATCCTTCCCGGCTACTGTCAGCAGTGCAATGCTGCTGATCCCCAGGAGCCGGGCCACGAGCCCGGTTTCTTACTTCCACGTCGGCGATGACCAGTGGGCGATATGGCAAACAGACCTGTAACAAGGGATCGATCACGGCGTTCGGCGAGCCCGGCGGGATTTGTGGTGACACTATCCCCTAACCTCGCACGAAAAATCGCCGCACGGTGGCAATCCGTCCGCGCCCGCGCCATCCCCTCCCCCAAATTCCACCTCGCCCGGCACCGCCCGGGCTTTTCTACTTAACCCCATGACAAACCCACTCCCCATGACTGAAGTCAACAACAGCTGCAAGCTCGCTGACATCAAAATCGCCCCGAATCGGCAACGGCAGGAGTTTCTCCCCGAACCACTGCAAGAGCTCTGCGCGTCGATCGAGGCCAATGGCTTGCTCCACGCGCCTGTGGTTCGGCAGCTCCCTGACGGCACTTTGCAACTCGTCGGCGGTGAGCGCCGGCTCAAGGCGATCAGCCAGATCTTCGCCCTCGGGGGGAAGTTCGTCTACAACGAGATCGAGTTCTCTGCCGCCGTCGGACTTGTCCCCTATGTCTCCCTGGGCGAACTCACCGAACTCGAAGCGGAGGAGGCTGAGCTCGACGAGAACCTCAAGCGGAAAGACCTGACGTGGCAGGAGACAGCGGCGGCGTGGGAGCGGCTGCATCGGCTGCGGCAGAATCAAGCCTTTGAAAGGCATTCTGATATCGTCAGATCCGGGCAACCCTGCCCGCCCATGGCTGCTCACACTGTCGCCGACACCGCCAAAGAACTCCTCGGCCGTTCCGACGGCGGCTACCAAGACACCGTCCGCCAGACCCTCATCGTCGCCAAGCACCTCTCCAACCCAGTCATCGCCAAGGCAAAGTCCACTGCCGAGGCCTTCAAACTTCTCAAGCAAGATGAAACACGAAAGTCCAACATCGCGCTCGCAGTTTCCATCGGCAAGACCTTCACCGCCTCGACCCACAGTCTTTTCAACTGCGACAGCCTGGCGTACCTCGAAAGCCTGGTGGCCTTACACAACCCTGCCCAGTTATTCGATGTCATTCTATCTGACCCACCCTACGGGATGGATGCTCAGGACTTTGGCGATGGTGCAGGTCGTCTTGACGGCATCGAGCACCACTATGATGACAGCATTGAATCGTGGCGTAC